AGAGACGCAAATATAAATGACTTAAACTGAAACATCATTTGCATCATCTGACCTTGAAAACTGTTTCTATCGTAGGCGTTTTTCAAAGTGAACTGTTTCGCACCCGCTGTTGGCGAACCTCTCTCTGAATAAAACGACATCCATTGTTGCAGTTTCTGCGATAAATCTAATTTAGCGAATACTAAATCAGTACCTGTTAACCCAGGGAAATCACTGTCAGGCAAATCCATGATTGATGATGGCGTGATATACGCACCCTCTGTTTCACCTAACGTTGTTTTCGCTTTTCGCATCAGATTCCATTCTTTCTCGCCAATACCGAATTTCATTAGCGATGTTTTACCTGCCAGTTTATCAAATGGTAAGTCTGAATCTTCAGCTAAAAACTTTGCCATACGTTTAGATATAGCTAACTTCGCAGATGATGCCTGTCTTTGCAGTCCTGTATATTTCATAAAAGTATCATGTATCTTACTCAAACGGTCATGTCCTCTACCATACTCACCGTAGCGAGTGTTAACGGTTGAACCATTTATATCATTAACGAAAGATAGAAGCTCGCCAGCTGCTTTCTGTCTGTCAGCATTCGAAGTAAACATTTTGAAAGAATCCATCGCAAGCGCTGCTAACTCATGGTGAAAGTTACGCCCTGTTGTCGATGATAAAATAGCAGCGCCGTATGATAAGTCAGTTATCGTTGTTACAAGCGCATTTCCTAGCTTGGACATGTTTGTTATCTTACGAAGCGCATCTCCTGTGACGGCTATCCAGTTCATTTTTCCCTGAAACTCACCCTCAGTGACACCCTTGAACATTGTTTCTAAGTTTTTCTGTTCTTGATCGAATTTGAGTTTAGCTTTTAGATCACCTTCTGTTTTTGTAAAGAAATCTTTTTTAGCTACCCTTGTGAGTGCTTTGAACGTCATTTTAAAGTTTGGTCCAAACATTTCCATAGCAGCTAAACGAGAAGCGTCTCTATCCACCCCAGATATCAGCTTACTATATAATGTCGCATCGGGGTTCATAGCTTTAAAGTAATTATAAGCTGCATCCCCGTCTTTAAACTCAACTGTACGAGAACGCCCCATACGCTCAACAAAGATAGATGTCTCAATCTGTCTGAATTCATCGTCACTTAGTTTAGTACCTCTTAACTCTGCAAGCTGGTCAATTTTTCCATTATAAAAACTCGTTAAATACGCATCTACATCTAATGGGTCTATCCCCATCTTCTTAAAGTCAAATGATTTTACGGCAAGCTCTTTCCATGGATCTAGCTTCATTGTAAACATCATTTCTGGGTCATGGGATTGTTTTATCAAATAGTTATCTATAAAACCTAAATCAACACCTGCTCTTTTCTTTATTTCATAGACATGTCTATTAGCTTTTATAATTCCATCAGCTATTTCAAGCGTTGATTTATCGTAACCTGCACGGTTTTTGTTTATAATAATATCGAATATATCTCTATCAATAACCCCTGTTGTTAGTTTGTTCATTGATTTGTTACTATACGCAGGCATGTCAATCATTGACTGCACCCGATTGGCGTATGCCTGCTTGGAATTCCATAACGAACCAACGCCCTTATAAGCGTATTTTGTAACAGGTTCAATAAGCGATTTTAGCGCTGACATCGTATCACCTTTAAACGCTGATTGCTTTATATAGTCAGTTAGCTCTATTAACTTTGCTTTGTTCAACATTCTTTGAGTTTCTGTTTGCTTGATTGTCGCTAGTTTTCTATGTAGCGTTTTATTCAGCACTTCATCTATATCAACATCACTTTCTTTCAACTGAATCATGATATCTTTTAGTTCTGATTGTAGGGCAGAATACTGTTCTTCGCTTAACTGATATTTGCCTTTAACGCCTTTACCGCAATCATCAAATGTTGTCATGCCATTGTCCCTAAGACACAAGCGACGTAATCTTTTAACGATTTTTCGTATGTATCAAACTCTGTTTTTCGTTTAACTGCTATTTCATCAACTCGCCTGAGTTCATCGAATTTAACACCCGAATTTGTCTCTAATTCATTAACATTTATGTCGTACTTAGCTAACCGTTGTAACGGTTCATCATATTGTGCTAGGTTTATATCTTCTGCTTCCAAATCTCTGTTATCCATTGATTTAGATATTTCATCTGCATCACCGTCGTACCACTCAGCGTTCTTTGGATCTCGTAAGTCATCTTCCATTTTTGCTATATCTTCTACAGACATACGAGGGTTCGCATCTTCTTCAAAAAGATAAAGTTTCCTCATTTCGTAACCGTTGTTTTCTAACTCAGCTACGAACTCATCGAATTTTTCAGGTGTGATTGTTGGATCTGCTTTTATCTTTTCACGCACGGATATTACATCATTTCCTTCTTTCAACCAATCGTCTGCTTTATCAGGAAATATATTTGAAACTGAATCTTTAAAAGAAGCATCAAACTCTAAATCTTTTTCCATTATTGCAATCGGACGTCCTATCGCTTTATCTATACGAGTGCCTGACAGCACCCCTGCTTCTGCCATATTGTGGAGGTGTTGAATAGCGTTGTCGCCTATCTTACCTATCTTACTCAACACTGCTCCTGTTCCGTGCATTACTCCTGTGAACATTAGAGATGTAGCAACGACGTTTTTAAAAACTTCATCTACTGCCATTTCCATCTGTTCTTTCTTCGTAGCGTTGTAGTTGAACGCCTCAGTAAACCCATTAGATAGAATATTACCAAGTGAATCAGCAACAAAACTTGTTTTTGCACCTATAGCTACTTCAGAACCTGCACCGAATTTTGCCCATTTTAACCCCTCGACAGCGGCTTTACCTGTCGTCATTGTTTGAGCTGCTTTTACCCCTGTTGCAAGCCCTTTAGCAGCTCCACCCATCAGAATCCCAGCGAACATATCAACAGGGTCAGACATACCGCCTGCAATTGCACCAAGAAATCCAGGTACTGTTCCACCCCAGAAACTCTTAGGCCCATTTGCTATAATTGAATTTAAACGGTTTACTTCTTCCTGCTCACCTTGAATGACTATTGCAGCTCTTTCAGTCATTGGTGTCTTAGCGTTGATATTGTATTTAGCGTTTATTTGTTCAGGGTCTAGTAATGGCCCTTCTTGCATCTGTGATTCAATGGCAGCAGATCGTGCTAAACTTTGAACTGTCGTTTGTCTATATGCGCTTTTTAACGAAGCCCCTATTACTTCGCCTGTTGTACTCTGCGGTTTATAACCTTCATCTTCTGTGACAAATGTTGGTGTAGATGGTGCTCTTAGCATTTATCTCTCGTTTATTTTAAAGTATCGTAACCAGTCATACCAGGAGATTTAGTTCTATCTTTTTCTCTTATCATCCGTTGTTTTCTAGCTTGTTCATCAAGCCACGATTTTCTAGCTGGATAATTTACTCTGTTTATATCATCGTATTTAAATATAATTGGTTGACCTTTTTCATCTTTTATAAATTCATAATAATAAGGATTTTCATGTGATGGAGCTGATAACATCAAACCATCTCTATTTGGCGCTGATACCCATTGATGGTTTCCTTTAGTAAATTCATCTGTTTTAGTAACAAGATAATCTTCCATAAAGTTCTGTATGTTATCTGTATTAGCTATATCTTTAGGTACAAGCACACTACTCTGTTTTTCATTCAAAATATTATACGAATCTTCAAACATTTTCCACGCTTGCTTTCTGGCAGCGCTGTCTTTCTCAACTCCCATTGTTTTTAATCTACGATATTCTTTATAAACTGTATCTAATACTACTTCAGCGTTCTGTATTGAAGCTTGATCAGAAGCTACTGAAGCGTAGGCAACATATAACTCATTATCTTCTGCTAACTTGTTTTTCTCAGTTTTTAAATCGGAATCAGTTAACTCAAATTTTCTTTTGTACGTGTCATCTGTTACTGGATTCATTATATTTTTAATTGCGTTTTTTCTAAGAGCTTGATCTTTTATCTCACCTAAAACTGCATATTCTTCAGGTAGTTTTAATTCTTTAATTAACGCAAACGAATCTTTGCCTGCCATAGATTCAAAATCAGTTATTAGTTTTAATGCAATATCCTCTGCTTTGTTAGGCCTCTCACTGAATACATTTTTTAATCCGTCACCAAAAGTTTGTTTCATTGCCGGACTAGCGTATTTTCTATTTTGAGGAGCTACTCCCCACTGATCGTATAAAGTATCTAATTTTGTTTTATATTGTTGAAAAACTTGTGGTTCTCCACCAACTACTTGCACCGATAAATTACCTAAAGCATCGTCTCTTTGTGCAAAATATGTTACTGGGTCTTTTTGAAAAGATGCCATCAAATTAGCATTAACAGCAGCCGCATTTTGTCTAAGCATACCTTCATTCGCTGCTAATGTTAGTTTATCGTTTGTTTTAAGGTCTTTTAATTTTTCATTTATAAGACCTTCTACATCTCTTTGTCCTGGCGGCAGCATAGCAAAAGTATCTTTTATCTGCGCTGTTGCCTCAACCAACGCTAATTTTTGTCTAGCTTCTAATTGGTTTTCTTCAGGTAATAAATTAATTTTAGCTTTAGCTTGAGTAATTAAAGGATTTGTTGCTGACAATGTACCTGTTGATACAGCTATTTCAGCATTACTTATATCGTTCATAACTGATTTAAAAAATTCGTTTTTCATCGTCATTTCACTGTTAACAGCTTGTACTCTTAACTGTGTTTTCTCAAAAGGAGTTAATCTTTTTAAAATTTCATCAGAATTTTTTGGATCTTTTCCATCTAACAGAGCTATTGCACCCCTAGTGTTTTTCAACGCAATCATCGCTTGAACTGTATTTTTCGCTGATTTTCCCATTTCTTCTTCAAATCTAGCTCTTTTTTCAGGAGTGCTTCTTTCAGAATGTTCTATCTCTAGTACTAAGTCTTTGTATGTTCTATTAGCGTTTATATAATCTCCATCGCCACCTGTGTTTGCGATCTGTTCAAATTTAGCTCGATCATAGTAATTTGCGTTCTCTTCATGCTCATACATATCAGCGTTGATAAGTTTACTGCTTGTAAAAGCACTGACTTTTTCATCAAAGAACATACGTTTTGCATCTGAGTCGGCACCCTGAAGGTATTTCTCTTTCGTTTTAGATATCATCGCATCGTACTCTTGCGCATATCCTTTAAAATCTGTGTTCGAGTATTTATCTTTCAGAGCTAGTTCTTGTTGTTGTACTTCTCTGTTGAAATCATAAGAGTTTTTACTGGTCCAGTTTATTAGTTCTTCTTTCTGTCTACGTTTATATATCTCCATACCTATTTCAGATGCATTACCACCTAAATTACTTAAAGCACTAGCAACAATACCTGCTTTATTTAGTTCCAAAGTAGGTTTCTGTGTTCCAACAGCTTCTTTTCTCTGTCCTTCCATTATAGGTATTTTTGGCATTATTAACTCTTTTTATCGTTATTTGTTTTTGTATCTTCTTTCTTTTTTGATAACTGTGAAAAATCAATCTTACTTGCAGTACTCATAGCTGTTCCTGCCATGTTGATATATGTAGCTTTCTGAATATCACCTGATAATTGAGTATCAATATCAGCACCCATATAGAGCGCTCTAGCTTTATCGTTAGCTTCTCGTTGTTGGTTTAACATATTCTGTGAAACTTTATAAGCTGTGTCTTCTAATGCCAGTAATACTGAACCTTCAAGAGCAACACCTGCTTTAAAATACGCACCCATTTGCTCACTTGCGAATGCATCGCCTTCTTTCTTTGTTTCAGCAATGTTATACTCTGATCGTTTTAAAAGATCATCTGCCATTAAGCGTTTTGCTTCTGCGTTTTTCTTTGCTGCGCTAGCTTGTTGCTGTGCCTGTTCATACTGTCCATACATTTGCAGTGCCGTTCCACCTATAGCAACGACAGCCGCGGCAGTTTCAACACCCATTAACTCACCCTCACTTTTGCGTATAATGCAAAGTCTTCATTGTTTTCACCGTATGCTTTAGCTATTCCTTCTACTTGAAATCCTAAAAGCTTTGCCCACTTATGACCTTTTTCCCAGCTATTGTTCACATAGAAAAACAAACGTCGCATTTTTCTTTCAGCTAATAAACAACCTTCTATCAATGTTTTAGTTATTTTGACAGTTTGAAACGGAAATCTTGATACATATTTAGATGGAACTAGCCACAATTCACCAACGCCTGCGTGATAATAATTAACTCCTAATATCATTAAATTAATTTTATCGTATGTTACCAATATTACGTCTCTGTTCTCTGACTCTATAGAAAACAACATATCTTTTTCAAATGTTTTAAAATGAAAATTAGACTCAAAATTTTTCAAATCAGAAGGCTCTAAATATTTTAACTTAACCGCCATATGAAACCCCTCGCTGTGTAATATTTAAAACATTACATGGAAAAGGTATATTGTGTTTAAAATAAATTTGATTATATGTCACATGATCGTTTTCAATGTATTCTGTTTTCTCACCTGAAAATAAAGTTAAATCATTTACATTCGTTATTGTGTTGTCTTCGTCAAATAAATCGTTATATACAACATCGTTCCAGCTGTACTGCAGCCCTATTGTTTTAAAAAATCTAACTGTGATTCTATCTGTACGATGAAGTGTGCCTAATGAAAAACCAAAATCTCCACCTGCCTGAACTGGATTCAATTTAATTTTAGAAGTATAACCGTATCCACCTATAACTAAGGCTCCATTTGTAAAATTAGCATCTAACGTGACTACTCCGGCAGCTCCTACAACTTCATTAGGATGAAGTTTTCCAGCTACAATTAAAGAAATAGTATCACTAAGCAGAAAACTAAAACCTGATGCTTTATTTAGTCCAATACCACCTGCGTTTACATATCCAGGCATAGCGCAATCTAAATAATACATAAACCCATTAGACGTCTTTTCTTCGTCAAAATAAAAATTTAAATATTCAAAATTAGAACGTGTGACTCCGTTAACTGTTCTCTCTACTAACAACATTAGTTTGTTGTAATTCAATGTTGAATCGTATAGAACACATATCCCTTTAACTTTTGCGTTTAATCCACCTAATGTATGTCTATGCCATGCCATCGTGTTTGTTTGTCTATTATAAGAAATTCCTACTAACTGAAAATTATTTGTGATCAACCATAAAATAGAATTTGTTGAATCATACGCCATTTGTAGAAATCTGTTTTTTATCTTTGGAGTGTTCGTTGTGTAAACATGATTATGATGTACTATCTGATCGTTTAAAGCACATAAATCCATAGCTACATAAGATCCATTTGTATCGTAATAAATGAAATCCCGCACCCCTTGACCATTCAAAGATATGAATATCAAAGATTGATCTATCTTCTTTGGTTGAACTGACGATGAACCTACTGAAGTAAAAAAACTAACTTTCACGTTATTATAACTCAGTATCTGATCGCCTCCTGATACAATACACTCACCTGCAACTGTTCCTACAAATAAACTTTTTCCACTGTTTATCCATTTAATTGAATTACTTTCATTAGATGCTATTGTGAAACTAAATGGATCTGTTACTTTCAAATATCCTATGTAGCCTATTGAACTAGGACTTACGACAGCTGTTCCTGCTTTCTCTACATCTTCAGCTTGATAATCTTGAATAAATCTAGATTGCATGAAAAAAACAATATTGTTCAATAATGAAGCATATATAGTTCCTGAATTTCTATTTGTTCCTCCAAAAATCAAACGACCTTCAAAAAAAGCACAAGTCTTAGGCCATCCCATATAATTACTGAATGCAGAGATAGTCCAGTTATCTGAACCAGTAGCTGAACTGTAAGGTATAATTGTCGTAACATATGCGATAGCTGAAGGAATATTATAAGTTACATAAATTGTACCTAAAACATCTCCTGCAACCAAATCAATCTCTATTCCTGACAAAGCATCTGCGTATGTATATGCTAATTTAAATGTCGTACCACTTAAATTTATTGCATAGTAAACCTTACCTGCTTGTAATGGACGAGGTATATATGAACTTCCTGTTATAACTACTTCAGATCCTGTTGTATAAGACGAAGCTGATGTAAAAACATTAGTACCTAAATCAGCAGTACACGTTATTGTCAAACTTGTAGATGTTATTCTTGATACACCTTCAACTGTTCCGTGTATTATTCTAACATAAGATCCAATCATCGAACCTGTGAAAAAAATAGAACTTGCTGTCAATGATGTTGTACCTGGAACTGCATTTGGTGTAAAACTCAACGAAGTAACATTGCGATCAACATAAGGTACTGTCGTACACATTGTTGCAAACTTTATATTAAAAATATTAGATAATGATTCTAATGTAGACCAAAAACCCCAAACAAAAGATACTGAATATCTAGCATCATCTCCAACATATTTTATTGCTATTGGTTGCATTAAACCACTTGCATGAGTTACTATTACAACATTTCCTGATTGAGCATAATTAAAATCATAAACATTTAAATTTTTACATATAGTTAAAATACCATTTAAAGATGTACCCACTGTGTAAACTGTATTATATGCTCCAGTTTCAACATTGAAAAAACCAACAATATCAGAAGATGTAGAAACATGATTTCCACTTGGTGAAATAGTTATTATAAATTTATTATTATCACTTGTGATAAATGGAATCATATATGGAGTAACTGTTCGGCTCATTTCTCCATTGTAAACTGTTCCTGGCCTCTTAAATGCACCCCCATTAGGGTGTGGTATGAAATTTTCAAGCAATGAAACACTGTTAGCATATTCTTCAGCTGAAATATTACCTAGACTTTTAGGACCCATTTCACCTTTAGCAAAATTTGTCTGTGCATAAACATATTTACTCAAAATCGTGCCTCCACCCAAGTATTAAACTCAAAATCATCTGGAGTTCCTTCTTGAGCATCAGCAGAACGAACGTCACGCAACAAAATTTGCACCTCTTGTGCCAATGCTAATTTCAAAGAAGCTGACTGTACTAAACTATAACTTAATTCATGCGCCAACATCACAGATAACAAATGATCAAACATTGGCTCATATTTAGTCGTATCTGTTATCTTCGCTATGTAAATCATATTTATAGTTGATTCATTACATAGAAGATAACCACCCTCTATTTTATATTCAATATCTGTGTAGTCTAATCTATAGATTCGTAAATAATCGACTGGTAATGCAAATCGTGCTGTATAACCAAATGCAGGAGCTGTTGCATCAGCAGCTATAGATACTCGCTTTAAAGCAAAATTCCATGGATGTGATCGTAACAAATGATCTCTTGTCCTTGGATAAATAAGAGAACATGACTGTGATCTTTTATCTAAATCAGCAAGAGAAGTTATTGCAGGAGCACCAAGGCGAGAAAGTGCCGCATTACATATCTCTATATCATTTGCTGCCATACTTTCTCCAAAAAATAAACGTAGGCCATTGCTGACCTACGCTTAAAGAATTAATCAACCAAATAGAAAAGACAAAACTGGTGAGTTTTGCCTGTGGCATTAGTAGAAACTTCTGTTACAACAGCTGAAATAACTGTTTCAGCTTCAAATTTTTTACCGAAACCTGCAATCGCTCCACTCATTTTTGCATCAACAGCAGCAGCACCGAAATCTAATGAACTTGCACCCACAAAGATTCCATCTGGATCTGCTACGATATCGCCGTTAGCTTCCCAACCAAGGTTGTAAATACCAGAAGCAGCATCAACTGGTGCTACCACTCTAGCATCAATCAATCTTGCACCCTTAGGTAATTTACCAATTTTAATTACATCGTTAACTGCCAATTCAGCTGCAAAAGTAATATCAGCTTTTAGTAAGCGAACACGACCATGCAATTTAGTAACATCGTTTTTTACTGATGGGTTTACAACGTAAGCGTTGGAATACTCAGTAGTATATAAATCAGACATATATCCTCCATAAATGCCTGGAATTAACCAGGCAAAATTAATTATTCAGAACAAATTACTTCAACAACTTTCTCTTCTTCAATTCGTCCAGCACCAACGCCCATACAAGCATATACTTGCATAGCATATGATTTATCATCACGCTCTGAAATTCTTGCTTTGATGTCCTGGCCAATTGAAAGAATCAAACCATCTTGTGCCCAAGCAATACAACGACGAGAGTTAGCAGCAGCAATTGTACCTGTTCCTGCACCAGTTAAACCACTGGTTACTGTGTAAGTGACAGGAGAAGCTGAACGAGGAAGTCTTTCAGTCCTAATAAATTTAAATCCCATAAAGCTATCTACTTCACCCATTACTAACGATTTAATACTGTTGTAATCTGAGCTAGTTACTTCTGTTTGACCTAAAAGTGATTGAAGTTGAGAAGATCCAATTGCAAAATATTTAGGAATTGATTCGTCAATATCATTTGCATCAAATTTTTCTTTAACTTTTCTTAAAGTTCTTACGTTAAGATTTACACCAGTAGTAGTTGTTCCATCGTGTGCAGCTACTTTTTGAGTAGAAGGAAGATCAACTTCAGTTGAACCTTCTTCACCTGCGTATGCTTTTCCAAGAGCAGCAGCAATGATTTCATCGTCCATTGCACGGCCTAATGCCCACATAGCAGCAACGGCATATTCACTCTCAGGACTAATTAACATTTTAATTTTATCTTCGTTATCAACCAAATCGGCATATTCGTAATCGTTTAAAGTTACACGACGACGAGAATGTGGGGTATCCATCCGCGGGGTATCAGCATGACGAGAAGTTTTCTTTTGAGCAACTACCGCACCGATACGATCCCAAAAAGCTGATTTAGAATTTTGTGATTCTTGGCGAACTAATGGACGTAATTTAGAACCTTTTTGTTGTGATAAGTGAAATACGTTAGCAGAATACTGCTTAACAAATGCTTCTGTAATTTGAACAGACATATCTAAACTCCTGTTAAAAGTAAATGTTTCAAAACTGTTTTAATAGATTGCCTATATAGGTCTATTCAAGAATATGAGATTGAATTCCCTCACATATATAAAATTAGTTTATATTATAACTCAATGCGTGTCAACTGTATAAAACTTCATTTAGTTTTAACATTTCCTGTAATGCCTGTTTATGCCCAGGATGCTGCTTATTCATATAAGGCCCTGTGCGATCAGCATACATCGCTGAAATTTTATTACTAGCTTCTTCCTTCGTTACTCCAAAGTTTCCTGCTGATTCATGACTAAAAGAATCTTCTTTTAAACCCTTACCTATCTTATTCATCAAACGAACAAATTTCACATTCGATGTTAAACCTGACTCTTTTAGTGTTTCAATCTCTTCTTGCGAAGCAAATTGTCTCAAAGCACGTTTAGCTAGATCAATTTCTTTATCAAAACCTACACCCCAATCTTTCTTTAGTGCAAACATCTCTGAATCAGCTTTCTGTTTATGTTCCTCTAATACTGCCTTCTGCGCTCCCTCTACTTCTTCATGATACCAATGGAACAAGCTCTCTGCTTGCTTTGGTAATAACCCTGATTTATGAGATATTTCCTTATATTTTTTCAAAAATGTCTCATCAACCTCTTGTCCTTCTTTTAATTTTACTTCGTACTTCTCCAAATCTGGACGACCTACTTTATTATAAAATGTATTCCAATCATCATCTGTTGCGTTTTTACCAGGCAATACAACTTTATCTTTGCCAATCATTTTCTGGGCGTTTACATATGATTTTAAAATCTCAGGATAATTGAATTTTTTATCTTTAATGAAAAGTTTTAAAGAAGGTTCACTCTTTAAACTATCATCTATCCCATCAGGAAACTCTACCTCAAGCAGAGGATTTTGTTTATCAGGAGGTGCTGTATTAGTAGTGTTTCCTCCACCCAAAGGAGGTTCATCTAAAATCATTAGTCTTAAATCAAATAACGAACGTAACCATCTAAAT